CGAAAGCTGATAACCCTCTCCGATGTCAGTAGATTGAGAGTCTTCAAAAGTAAACTGTATCGCCTCGCACTTTTGACGCGGCACTTGATACCTGAATTGATAAAGTGGGAAGTTGCCACCGTAGACGGGATCCGCACCGTATGGGCTTGTCTCGCCATAAGTAGCCGTGTCTAACAAAGCAAAAGCGTCCACCGTCACCGAAGCAGCCGAATAAGGATTGAAGTCATAAGCCACCGACATAATCAATTTATGGGGTGATACGTAATTCCCAATGATCATGGCCTTATAAATCCTTTGGAATCCTTCAAACTGAGCCAATGAAAACCACGAAGTTACGATTTTCATCACGATAGGGCTGCCGTTATCAGAAAACGAGTCATTTTCCTGCCAGACCTTGCCGTCTGATCGAATGTAAACAAACGTATTCTGCCACGTGGTCGAATCCACCAAAAGATTGTGGTTAGTGAAGGTATACCACTGACCCACAAGATAATCGTACACAAGCACGTTGCCAGTATTCAGAGTGAATCGCACTTGGTTTTTATTTGAAACGAGAGTAGCCGAATAGATTGTATCGCCGTTATAAACCTCAACGTCCTTACCGATATACTCGACATTTAGACCCCGATTGAGCAAATAAATCCCTTTTGCTGACTTATACATAAGGCCCAAAGGCATTGCGACTACGGAGCTTGGATCAATACACCCACCGTCAGTGGTGATCAATTGCGCTTCATTGTAGTCATTCTGTGATCCGGTAGCGTCAGGCCCTTCACCGATTAGATAGAAGATCGCATTTTGTTTAAAGAAAATGATCTTATCGTCCATTGCGGCAATTGCTGTGATTGGCCCACCCCTTCGGTCAATTTGGGTAGGCTGTTGATCATAAAACTCCACAGGAGCATTCTGAGTAACAAGCTTCGAATAATTGTAGGAATAAGGATTCTCTGAAGGGATATAAAACAGACGACCGCGCACGTTAGTGAGTAAGTTTGTTCCCTCGGCTTGAGCGTTATCAACTACGCCGCCAGTCGTATAAAGAAGATTGTTACCAATAATAGCAGTATCGGCAAGCGTGTCATTAAAGGTCACGGTGTCCACTGTGGTGTTATTGAACAATGGCGACGATGTAGACGATACTTGATAAAAAATGCTGCCTACGTCTACGGTTCTATAAACAACTATTTGCACTTCTGACCGTGGAATAGCTGCCGACTGTCTCTTTTGAGTAAGTCTAAGAGTCGGAATCGTCAAAGTATTGTTGCTTGAGGCCGTAGTGTTAACGACCGATAAAGGCACTGAAGTTGTAGACCTATGAACCTGACCTTGATTATCAAGCCACTCATAGCAAACTACATACTGACGAGTTCCGGCAATAATCCCACCCGATCCTGTAGCCGCTACGTTAGTAATATTCTCGGGATAGTAATCGAAAGAATGCTCAACAAAAGAGATCCCGTCATACATTTGAACAATCCCGCCCGTTACATGGAGATTGTTCCCAAGTTGAGCTTCTTGGAATGAGTTATCTGACGTAAAAGTCATAACTCCGTCACTGATACCCGTTTGAGTGTAAATGGTCCCTGAAACTGAATTTAAAAGAGTCTTTTTAGTGAATGCGAAATGGTAACTAATGTTATCAAGCGTAGAGACCTCGCCCAGCATATTATTGACCACGGTCCCACCCGCTAAGTTAGCAGCAAGCTTAGCCACCACTACGCCAGAGCCGTTTAAAATGTAAATAGAAGGCTGCAAAGCGGTCTCAAACACGGTCGCCACATACGGGAGTGAATTGTAATAAAATGCTTTTGATACAAGTGACACCGATCGAGCCAATACGCCTACACCCGAAACTGTCCCCGTATTAGTAATGGATCCTGTCCGAGTCAAATTGTTATAAGTAGCGGCAGCCGTTACGGTGTAAAAGACTTTCCCTGAACCATTTGAACTAAGCCCCGTAATGTTTTTGACGTTAGCCACGGTCTCAATAGCGGTCGCACCCAATACAGACACAAGCAAAGAGTAAGATTTTACAAAATATTTAACCGCCGTCCCGTTGTAATAAGCGACATAAAATTGTTGTAAGGTCTGATCACCAAAAACCCCAATGGTTCCATTAGCATTTTCGCTCGTTACATAGACAGGGCTTGAAAGCAATAAAAACGCATTCATGTAAATGCTGCCGACCCGCGTCCCAGAAGCATTGAACCCAATAAAAACGCGCTCCCCAATCACACAAGCATCATAATTAGGGTTTGAAGTATTCATTGACGTGGAAACATCAAAAGCTGTTCCTAAAGTGCTTGGAGTGGCTGCCGGAATTGGAAGACAACGAAGCGTATTCGCCGTTGTGTCGTAATAAAATACGGCAAAATAAGCGCCAAGCGCCAAAGTCTTTACCCGTGAATAGTTAGAAGGGAAAGCCTGATCCGCGATAATGATCTGCTCTGTACCCGTATCCACAATTGAATAGCGGGAAGTTCCCCTAGAATCGGTCCATGTATACATTTCAAGACCATTAGGGTGAGTCACCGAATCCGCGTTGGTTTGCTGATAGGTGTTTCGAATAACGGTACTAGAGCTGACATTAATGACATTCAAGTCACCTTTATTGATCCAAGAATCAGTAGCATCCGCAAAAGAATAAGCTTGAAGCCCATCATAGCCGATTAACTCATCCTGATAGTTTGTGATAGCTGCACCAGCCGATAAGCCATTCCCTAAAACGCCGTAACCGTTTCTTTTGATCACCTTACCGATCTTTGTTAAAATGCCATTCTCAAGGGTGAGGAGCTTACCAGGGACGACTTGCTTGTCATCCGTCTTAGTATCCACCCCACCCAGAAACGACACGTTAAATTTTTGTTTTTGTAGTGGCATATTATGGTGAGTTAATGAATTCGACGCCACAAAATTCAATACTACAAGAGGTTGAAACTCCGCCTCGAATCTGAACCGCTTGTGATGGCCCGACATATATTGTTATGGCGCCAGCTGATGCAGTTGTTGTTGATGATGTTAATGGTACTGTAGTTGAACCTGTTAACCTATATACTGATCTACCTCCAACCAGTATATCTCCGTTATTTGCTCCAACACACGTAATTGAGGCTTGAATTATCGCATATCCACTTGACGGGGCTGTATATAAGGCCCCACTAGTTGTGTTAAATCCAACAGCACCCGTAGCATTAACCGCTCCATTTACTTTTAATGTTGTCCCAGTCACTACTGTTGTAGCCATGTCTTTATCTCCTTATTAAGTTGCTTTGTAATACATACGAATCCGAGCGTCAGTGGCTCCCGTATTCATAGAAGTTAAAAGATCGAATCGAATGATTGATCCTGCCGGAATTGACGTAACTGATAACACTGGCTTGGTCACACCAGCCTGAGCAGCCACGACCGATCCCGAATCAGTATAAGCAAGAGTCCGAGTCGCAAGCGTACCGCCTACAGTACTGGCCCCTTGAGTGGTGTTAATGCTGTAAGTAAAACTTGTCGTAGTAGGAGCGCCGGTCACGGTCCAAGTCCCGTTGTACGCCGCAGGAGTAACGCCAGCAATCGTCACCGAGTCCCCTGCAATAAATCCATGTGGGAGCGTAGTCGTTACAGTAGCCGTATATGGAGACACCGCCCCAGTAGTTTGAATCGCCCCAACCGCCAGAGCTGTAGTCGCTGCGATCTTTCCAGTGGTTGAGAAAATGCTCGCAAAAGATCCGCTTGGAGAGGTTTTATACTTAAGATCGAATTCAGTCGTTCCAGTGGTCCCGTTAGTGCTTGAATAAATAAACACACTCGCAAGAGTAATTGCGTAAGAAGCAAAAAATGTCGCGTCAATGTTGTTTTGAGGATAAGTCAAGGAAGCATAAGCTCCGTTTAATTCCCATCCATGCTCAAGATTTGAGACAGAAGCCACGAGCTGATTTGAAATAACCTTAATTGTGCTATTGTCCACCGTCCACGGCGCTGCGATATTACCAGAAGCATCAAGCGTCATAAATGACTGGACCGATGGAAGCGATACGGGAAGAGTTAGCGTGTAGCCCGAACTCATGGAAGCATTAGCCCCAAAGGTTACCGCGTTAGCATTCCCAATTGCATGGAGCTTTAAAGGCCCGCAATCAATATAGGCTGAGGTCGATGATGCCTGCCAAAAGGTAAAGGTCTGACTTGCTGAAGAATAAGAAACCGAAGCCGTAGAAGTAGAATAATCTCCACCAATACCACCGATAGAAGTCGCATTCAGAGCGCCGCCAATGGTTAATTGGATTTGCTGACCCGCACCAGAATTGTAATAAAGGTTACCGCTTACCGCGTACAAACAAGAAAGATCACTTACCCCACCCAATACCGATGCTTGAGATTGAAGCCTTACAGAGCGAAAGGTAGTCGCGTTAAATCCGTTAAAAGAAAGATCCGCGTTAATGTTAATCCCAGTGGTGGGGATTTGTACGCCTGAACCCGAGCTGTGATTGTGTGAATCTACTACGCTAAAAGCTGAGTTTACGTTGTTCGCCCATGTCGGACCTGGCGTCACCGTTACCGTTGGAAGATTTAAACCCATGTTAGGAGTTGTACTCATGTTTTATCCCTCAAAAAAAATAAATATCCACTGTAACGGCTGAATCAGAGTTTATCACAATGTTTGCCGAAGGCGTTGGATTTGTGTCCTGTTTATCGTAAAAATTTCCTGCGCCACGTTTTCTAATTACAAACCACCCCAGAGGCGCTCTCCCGAGTTTATGATTCACCACGTTATCACCAATTTTTAAAACTTGTTTGGTCACAATATTAAAATCTAAAATCGGTGCGGTAAGTACCGTGTTAAAACCATCGCCCACGTTATCTTGCAAGCGGTTTAGCTCCACGTTAGAGGCGTTAAAGGTTTTAAACTTTGGAAGCACTTAGAAAGACCCCCATGAACCAGAATATGGGTAGAAACTATTGGAGCTTTGAGCGTCGGCCACCGTAGAAGGCATCCCAGCGTCACGATTGTGGGCCATTGCCTCGATGCGAGCGAGGAGAGCTTGCTTTTGAGCCATAAGGACAGAAACGTCAGACTCTTCCTTTTGCATCATTTTGATAGCGGCATCGACTATGATGTATTCGGTCCACCCGCTTACACCTTGGACAGTATCGGTATCGCTTGCGAGCGTAGTCATTCTAGGAATGTAAAAGATCCTGATAGTTTGATTAATCTGAGGAAGTGGGTTTAACCAGAGCTGATCCCCTTGAATGCGATAACGAAGATTAGTAATACCAAAATAAAGTTGAGTATTAGGTACTGCATACTTGTTCCGCTCCGCGAAGCTAAACTCTTTAAGCGTCCACCACGCATTATTAGCCACTGGAGAGGAGACTTGAACGTCTACCCCCAGAGCCTTGTAAAAGTCTGTAGGAAGGTTAAAGAATTGATTTTGGCCATCGGTAACAATGAGAAATGGTGAGGCCACATAGTAATTTTCACCATATGCCCCCACCAATAAGTCGTAGAGTTCAAAATAAGATTGGTTAACGTATGAGTTTAGCTCCGTGTCGGTGATAAACGCGTTGGTATAGTCACCTGATTGGTTAAGCATATCCGCACGTTGTCGGGCAGCCGTTCTTAACTCAGATAAACTCATAGTTGTTGCCATGTCTTACTCCTCTTCGCCTTCTTCTCCGATATGCTCGCCTTCCATGTGCGGTTGCGCATCGTAATAATTAAACGCAGCTTCGAGAGCCTCGGCAAGCAGCATTTTATCTTTTTTAGAAATAGCGTCGAGAACGTCCTGAGCGATCTCATACTCCTCACCAGATTCGGATTTCTCCTCCTCCATGTCTGGAGCCATCTCACTCATAGGCTTTTTAGGGCCTAGCTTCCCGATAATGATTTCGGCTAGTGGTTTTTTTGGTTTCATTTCAATTCCCCTTATGGCGCGGTTGAGTCGCCAAAGATGAATTGGAAGTAACCAATTTCGCCAGAAGCCGGATCGGTAGCAGTCCCCGCAGCGTTCATCACAATTTGGATGGATGCTGAAGAAGTGCTCGCTGAGTTATCTGCTTTGATATACATGGCAGGAGCAGCAGGAGCAGAAGCACCGCTATTCATTACCACGCCAGCGCCCATCAACTTTACATAGCTATCTTTTTGCAAAGACACGCCTGAACCAGATCCGAAAACAAAGGTATAAGTTCCAGCACTGTTTCGAGTGATAGAAAGAATCCCTTTAGAGTTAGAAGCCGACAAAGTGGGTGCGCCAGTAGCGCCGAAAGTAACTTTAGCAAAAAGAGCGGTTACCCGTTTTTCCTGCGTCAGTTGGAATTGATTGTTATATCTGTTAGCCATTGTTTTTCCTTCTGAGGATGACCCTCATGGGCGGTTTGATCCTATGCTATGCCCCCATCACATAAGATAGGGACTCCCCAGGCATCACCCGAAGAGTCCCCGAATCAATTAAGCAGAGAGCTTGATAACGCCGTTGTATGCAGGAGCATTACAAACGAGGTTAGCATAGTAACCAACGCGCAATTCAGCCGCATCAGCGTTAGACACTCGGAGAACTTCCAGTCCTTCCGCACCGTAGGTGAGGATCTGTGGAGCATCGCCAAGAGAGATAAGCTTCCAGGTATCCATTTGAAGCGCATAGCCCAACTGAGCAGGGCAGTTACGATCCTGAAGAACCTTCACAGTCATACCGCTCATTTGGATTTCAAGAGCTTTGAAACCAACTACTGCGCGATAGTCTTTACCCATCTCAGCCGCAAGCTCAACAATTTGAGCTTTAGAGCCAAGTGCCTTTTGAAGGGCAACGTAAGAGTTAGGGTTAGTGATGAAGTAATCAGGCGCGCCATCGTTGATAGCGATCTGAGTAAGGAAGTCCTGAAGACCTTCTTCGATTGATTGGTTAGACGCATCTTTGCGGTTACCAGCCAAACGAACAGTGTCAATAGAACGATCTACACCGTACCAGCTATCGCCAGAAGAAGGGGCTGTGAATGGAAGCCATCCCGCAAGTCCTGCAATCTTAGCGTTAACGTCACCTTGAACGAGCAAGTAATCGCTTGCTGCCCAAGAAGCAGGTGAACCAGCAGATCCACCCAAAGAAGCAGATACAGTCACGGTTCCAGCAGAACGATCTACAGAGATAACGTATCCGAGAGCAGCACGTGGAGTGCCGCCATCAGTAGCGTTAGCCTGAATTACCATCCCGATTTCGAACTGAACAACGTCCAGTGCAGAAGCGAGAACGATAACGCCAGTAGTGATAGAGCTGATCTGTCCAATTGAACCTGTTCCAGAGCGGAACAAAGCAGAACCCAAAGAGTTCTTGATTGAACGGATAGCGCCGTCAACTTGTACTTTTGCAGCGTTAACAAACGCTTGCTTATCGGTACGAGCAGAGAGGAGAGTCTTGTTATCCAAAGTCGCAAGGGAGTAATCGCTTGCAAGGGTAACAAGAAACTCGCGGAATACATCCGAAGTCTGGTTAGTTTGAGCAGTAGAGAACGTGCTAGAACGTCCCTGAGATACACCGATCTGAACTGGCTGAGGGTAGTATTTTCCTCCTGCATCAGTCATCTTCGGCATCATAGCCAGGGTTGGGTTAGTTTTGTAAACTTCATTGAGGACCTTTTGGTCATCATAAAGCTCTTTGAGCACGGGGTTTAACGATGTTAAGTCAATATTTGCCACGATTAATCTCCTTTAGATTAAGCAAGTTTAGAAAAAGAAAATAACTACCTGTTTTCTCGATTTCATACTCGACGGGACAAATATTAAAGCAAAAGCGTTTTAGGCTTGACTCTATGTTAACTCATTTACTTAAAAGCGCAAGGGCATTGCGTAAACGCTCTGCATCGGTCTTTGGAGCCTTCTTTTCAGTAGGTGAGGTCTGACCATGAAGCTGGCTCGAAAGAGTCTTAGGCGGCGTCTTAGGGGCTGCCTGAGCTTGAGCATACTTCTTCTTATAGACCGTGGTTTTGGTCACCAGATCGAGCATCTTTTCGACGTCGGAAAGCATCTCTTTAGCCACATCGTCGATCTGAAGCACTTCGCCAGTCGAGTTATAATGCTCATTGATCTTATTAAAAACCTGGTGCTGCATATCAAGGGCTGTAAGCGCGTCAAAGTCTGGATTGGCTTCTAAGTGAGTCCGAATGGCTGAGATCGCTTGCTGATTAGTCTTTTGGGACTCTTGCTCAAGCATCTTGCGTTCATACTCAGCCTTTTGGCGGCGCTCATCTTCAAGCTGAGCCTGGAGAGCCTGGACCTTCTCCTCCACACCCTTAATCATAAGATCAGGAGTGGGTTTTTGGTCATTCAGAAGAAATTGAGCCGCGTCTTCATAGCTGTAACCGAATGCTTCAAGAGCCTTTAGAGGGTTTTTAGCATCCTTGATTGCCGATTGCTGCTCTTTCCACTTAGCAAGCTCAGCCTTTTCGGACTCCACTTGTGCCATTTGCTTTTTAATCTCGATCTCCCGCGCTGATAGGGCCTTACGCTCGCGATTAAGAGCTGAGAATCGCTTAGAAAATGATTCTTGAGACTGTGGATCTCCTTTCCCGTCAGTCTTTGGCGCTGATTCCGGAACATCGTGGACAGCAGGAGCGTCCCCAGATGACACGGGTGTTGTTGTTACGGTTGGAGTTTCAATTGCTTCTGAGTTCATGCCTATTCCTCAAGTCCCCTGTGGTAAAAGCGCGGAAACGGGTGGGGACTGAGCCACGCCTTGCGCTACATCAGGCATACCGCCGCCCATTCCTGGCATTGGAGCCGGAGGAGCTGGAGGCATGGCCTTGATAATAAGTTGTTTAGTCTGGTCATTAAATTGCCGTAGAAGCTCAAGCCTGTCTTCTTCGACGTTACACACCTTTGCATAAGCGTAGTAATCAAGGAATAGCTCTTGGGCCAATGCAAGGTCATCTTCAGGCTCGGGCGCTGTAAACTCGCCATCTTCAATCATCTTATCAAATAGTGAATGGAGGTAATCTTCCTTGGCATTCTGGAGTGTCTCTATTGATTCGAGATCAGGGAAGTCCATCAAGCGGCGACCCGCTCTCGGATTGAGGAGACCCGCTTGCATATACTCTTGAATGGTCTGGAGGCGGCCTTCGGGGTCGCTTGGAAGGTTGGAAACTGGGAACATCTTAAGAATGTAATCCTCTTCCTCAAGGTTAACTTCAGAAAAGTCGATCTCTTCGACGAACTTCTTATTTTCAGCCTTAACCTTAAGAGAACCCGTCTCCTCAACGATGTCTCGGGCGCAATCCACGATCAGGAACGCGCAATCGAGCACGTACTGCTCGTCGGCCTTACCAAACGTCATGAAACGCTCAGATTCAATATTTGAATAGGTCCGAAGAGCTTTACCTGAGTCTAAACCAGCAGGCTTTTGGGACTGGGCTGAGAGCTGAGAAATACCGAAGATTTCAAACGCTTCAGATTTCACGGTTTGCAAGCGCTGATAAATCTCAGGCTGTACGATTGGCGGCACTAGGTACTGTGGCGGCTCATCCGAGTTAATGATGGTCCCTAGCTCATTGTTTATGTGTTCTTTAACGATCTTTGAGCCATTCTTGAGCCATACTTTGAAGGTAGATCCCAGGTCAAGAGAGCGGCTAATACGCCACATGATTTTGTTGATCTCAAGTTGAATGCCTTGAATCTGCTCAGCCCCACCCTGCGCCCAATAACCCTCAGTACGTTCCGCGAATGGCAGCTTCGCAAATGGAAAGAATTGCTTCTTCCACTCCTCAGAGAACAACGCGCACCCGTCAATGACGATGCAATGCCTTCCGTCCCTTGCATCATCACCAGAAGGCAAATGCCAAGCCTCAATTACCATGAGCTGATCAGAGGTCGCAGAGTAAAGCCCCACTGCATCTAGGCTTGCGGAGCTAGCAGCCCTGATCTTGTCTGCATATTCAGGATAACAGTCAATCAAAACGTCCCGATCCACTAGATCGACCTGCATCATTTGGCGAGGCGACCCGTTCAAAGACTCGATCCAGTCAGTGTAAATCCGGCGTGGGTTTACGCGCTCAATACATGGGCGGCCATCTTTAGCGAATACCTTCGCAAGCCCATCGCCAAAAACGATGGAATCAACCACGTTCTTTTTACGAATATGGGTGTAAAACTTGTTTTCGTAGAAAATCCCATCAACAAACTTTTCAAGCTGCTTTGCTTGCTTTTGGAGCTTCCAGTCACCGCCAGAGGTAACAAACATAGGCTTAGGTCTGTTCTTACAAACCTTGCTTGTAAGGGTATCAGTGGCCGATTGAATGACGTTGTAAGTGATCCTGGTCTTATTGCCGTTTGATAGGTCGCTAATCTTAGTGGCAGAGAAGCCAGTCACTCCAAGAAGATCCTGATTCCCGTATAGTCGATTGCTTACGCTGTATTGGTATTGGCGCTGCTTCTCTTTAGAAAACTCGGACATGATCTTTAGCGTACTAATTACCGCATCGGGCAAGCTCTTATCCTCAGCAAGCCACCATCGCTTAACAAACTCAGAAGTCGTATCGACCTTCTTCTTTTTGCCGTTCTCAGAAAAACTCGTGTAGTCAATACGCTTAGCCATTTTTTACCCCTTTTTAGCCGCTTTCCGATCTTCAAGGATATTCTCAAAGTGAGGAGTCGCGGCGAACAATAAAACATCATCCGGCGGCATATCTAAATTAGGGCTTTCAAGGTATTTTCCTGAATCGCTCTCGTATTTTGTAGCCGCTTTGCTCAGTCGCTTAGGCTTATCCCCAAACTCAAGCTCTATGTTTTCATATACTACACGAATAATATTGTATTTAGCACACACTTTCGCTAGCTGCTTAATTTTGATGAATTCCCCTGCTTTTCTTCTCTTTATTTGCTTTTCCATGCTTATACCTCTCCAAACAGATCAAAATGATCCTTATTTGCCTCTCTGTTTTTGTTTAAAACATCCTCAAACATATTTTCTTCTTCCTGTTTAAACCATTCCTCAGTGCCTTTCTTTGGCGCTGGTACGGCATTGGCCAAGTAAGGTCTACTCATCAGAAAGTATCTAAGCGAATCGTAAGCATCATCGCCGCCTGACGGATCCCCATCATTAGCATCCTGCTTCAATACGTCCTCGATACGGTTAGGGTCTGTCTGCATTCTTGAAATTGTGTCGAACGTGATTGGGCAAGTATTGAAGATATAAAACTTAGGCTTTTGATTTGGCCGATCTCTCCATGCTAGATATTGCCTGACCTGATTAGCGCCTTGGATCCTATCGGTAATGGCCTTTGAGAGCACCAGCCCTTGCTCCATAAACTCCTCAGCGATAGTCGGAGGGATTCCTGATTTAGTAACGCCCTTCATAGCCCAGCAATCAAGCCCCGCAATAATCCGTTCGAGCTGCATGGTATCGGTATACGCTTTTATCTTCTCAATAAATTGATCCACTCGGAGCTGTGCCTGAATAAGCTCACGGTAAAGGTAAATATTCCCATCACCATCTACGGCAAACCATTGGAATGAGGCGGGGTGATTGTATCCGAAGTCATAGGCGCCAGACCTTGCCCAGTGAGCAGGGATTGAA